ATTGGCTCAAGCGGGCCGAGCGCTTGGGGATCGATCCGCTATGAGCGGCCCCGCCATGCTCGCCATCGTCATCCTCGCCGCCACGCTGGCCGTGCCGCTGCTCCTCTACGGCATGGCGCACGGGCCCGGCTCGCACTGGCTCGGGCCATGAAGACGGCCGAGCCGGACGCGATTGCCGTCCTGGCCGCCAAAAAGCAGATCATCCAGATCCTGGCCGAGGATAAGTGGGCCAGTCACGAAGTACTTTTTGCCCACCGTCACCAGTATGACGGCGTGCCAACCCCGCCGGCCGAGTTCCACGAAGACCTCGTGGCCGACTTTTGGTCGACGGACCAGTACACCATCCGGCTCGCCTTCCGGGGCAGCGCCAAATCCACGCTGGGCGAGGAGGACATCGTGCTGGCGGCCTGCCTGATGGCGCACCGCAACATCGTGATCATCTCCTCGAACGAGACCCGGGCGGCGGAACGCCTCGCGGCCGTTGCCTACGAATTGATGAACAACCCCTGGATCCAGGCCGCCTTCGGCGATCTCAAGGGCGATGCCTGGACCCAAACGAAGCTGGTGACGACGACCGGGGTGTGCATCCAGGCCATCGGTCGAGACCAGGATATCCGCGGCATCAAGCACCTCGATCACCGGCCCGACTTCATCTTCGTCGATGACGTGGAAAGCCCGGATTCGGTCCAGACGCCGGACCAGCGGCGCAAGACGCTGCGCTGGTTTCTCTCCGAGCTGCTGCCGGCCTGCGCGCCGAACCGCAAGGTCCGTATCCGCGCCACCCCGATGGACGCCGAATCCCTGCCGGTGAAGCTCGAAAAGGAGTGGGGCTGGCCGTGCCAGACCTACCCGGTCGAGTATCTGGGCGAGGACGGCAAGCGCAAGGCCTCCTGGCCGGAAGTCTGGCCGCTTTCCAAGATCGACCGCGAGCGCCAGGGCTACGAGCGGGTCGGCGAACTCGCGGTCTGGGAGCGCGAGATGCTCTGCCGGGCGTTCTCGGAATCGGACCGGATTTTCACCCGGGACATGATCCGCGTCGCCCCGCGAGAGCGCACCTGGCAAGCCTGCTACGCGATGATCGACCCGGCCAGGACGGTGGGCTCTACCAGCGCGACCACCGGCTGGGCCGTCTGGTCGTGGGTCAGCAACCGCCTCGTCGTCTGGGCCGCCGATGCACAGTTTCTTCTTCCCGACGAAATCGTGGCTCTGGCGTTTGACATTGCCGAACGCTATGACCCTGTCTGGGTCGGGGTGGAGCTTGACGGTCTGGAACAGTTCCTGCTGCAGCCGCTGCGGCACGAGATGGTCCGGCGGGGCACCTATCTGCCGGTGCGCGGCGTCCGAGCGCCGCGCGGCAAACTCGATTTTATTCGGGGTCTGCAACCCTTCTTCGCCGCCCGCGAATGCGAATTCGCCCAGCCGCTCCCGGCCCTGACCGAGCAGCTGCTGAACTATCCGACCGGCAAGATCGACGCGCCGAACGCGCTCGCCTATGCGCTCCAGATGCGGCCGGGTCTCCCGGTCTACGAGGGCTTCGGCGCCGACCATATCGTGCCGGATCTGGAACACGACCCGACCAGGCCGCTGTTCCTGGTCGCCAACGCGACCGGCAGCATGACCGCGGCGGTGCTCTGCCAGTTTCACGACGGCCGCCTCCTTCTGCTGCGGGACTGGGTGCGGGAGGGCAATCCGGGCGAGCTGACGGAGCCCATATATAATGAGTCGATCCTCGTCGCAGATTCGCCGCGCGAGGCGCTCTTGCAGGACCGGCCGCGCTCCTGGGCCGCGATGCTGAAGGCGCCGGTCCCAGACCGGCTCGTCACCCGCAACCAACCGCCGACTTGGGTCGTCCCGCCGCACCACGAGGAAAAGTACACGAATGTCGGGCTTCTTCAGGCAATCCGCCAGATTCCGGCGGATCTGCGCTTGGGTGGCCAGGCTCCGGCCGGCCAGGTTCAATTGCAGGATCTGCTTGGCCGCATCAGCCGCGGCCTGCCCGCTGTCGCGGTCTCCCCCCGCGCCCGGTGGATATGCCGAAGCCTGGCCGGCGGTTACGCCCGAGCCCTGGTGCGCGGCCGGCTCCAGGAATACGCTGAGGAGGGGCCGTACCGCCTCCTGATGGAGGGGCTGGAATCGTTTATGGGCCTGCAGCGCAAAACGCTTGCCGCCGATGGCGAAGACGAGGATACGCAACAGCCGTGGGGAGAGGATCGCCACGGCAACCGTTATAGGACCGCAATGCCAGCAAGGAGATGACCGATGGCACGTTCCAACGATCACGACGACCGGCACCCCGACGACCCGACATTCAGGCCGGGAGCGGTGAATCCGGTTCCGACGCCGCCGCAGCCAGCCCCGCCGCCGCCGAGCACGCTCGCTCCCCTGGAGCAAGCCCGCCGCAACGAACTCTTGGCAAAACCGGAAGGCGAGCGCTCGGCCCAGGAAAAGACCGAATTACAGGCGCTGGAAGCGAAGAACGCGCTAAAGCCGATGCCCGAGGATCAAATCGTGCGGCTGCGCGATCTGCGCTTGCTTCACGAGCGCAACCAGCTGAACGATGCCGACAAGGCCGAATTGGCGAAGCTCAATGCCGCCGAAAGCGAAGCCGCCGGCCACCAGCCGGGCGAGCCTGCCAAGGCGGCCCCGGAACCCGTCAACACCTTCAACGAGATCCTCTCCATCCTCGATCAGCTGATCGACCTGGACCCGCGCTATGCCGGCATCGGCTCCCGCGTCGCCGCGATCCGCGCCCGCCTCAACCCGCCGGTCGAGGAGGCCAAGGCCGCGTAGCGGATGCAGTAATATAAGAACGCGCGTGCGCGCATGCGATGAAATCGGGCTCGCTGTCAAGGGAGAAAATGACCCGGTGGCTCGTCGATTTCCCGCACGTCATCCCGCTCGATGATTTGCGGGAGCACGAGCCGAGCGAGGACTGCTGGTGCCGTCCCCTTTACGACGAGGGGGTGGTAATCCATCATGCCGCCGATGAACGGGAAGAATACGAATCTGGAAGACGACGAGCTTCCTGAAGAAGAAGAGATGGAGGAGGCCGAGCCGGCGCGTCCGGAGCCGTTGGGCCGGGACGCGGATCTGCTCGGCCGCCGGCCGCCTTCCGGAGCGAAGCCCAAATCCGGTATCCGCCACCGCCTCGACGATTTGTTCGACGATATCAAGCGCGGCTACGAGGACCAGAGGGATCGGGCCGACAAGAACCAGGATTACTGGGACTGCTACAACTGCGAGGCGAACCAGCACAGATACTACAACGGTATCGCCGATATCTATTTCCCGATCATCCACGACGGCGCCGAGGCGATCGTTACCCGCGACGTGAACCAATTATTCCCGCAGGGCGGTCGCTATGTCCAAGCTATCGCTTCGGACGGTTCAACCGAAGGCGCACTAGTCGCTATCCTCGACCACTATATCCGCGAGGGCAGCGTCAAAACACAAGTGGCGGAACCACTCGCCCGCAACGGCGTCGTCGAGGGTCAGTACAACCTCTACATGGACTGGGCCGAATTGGAGCGGCAGATTGTTTCACGTGAAACACATGGCCCCATCGACCCGCAAACCGGCCAGGAAATGCCCGGTGAGGAGATCGACGACATCGTCGAGGAGGACATCGTCGAGGGCTATCCGTGCCTGGAGGTTCTCGCCGACAACGATGTGCTGATCCTGCCGTTTACCGCCGACACGGTGCAGGAGGCGCTGGCCTGCGGCGGCAGCGTGACCATCCTGCGGCGCTGGTCGAGGGCGAAGATCAAGGCGATGGTTGCCGCCGGCAATATCCGCGACGACGAGGCCGACGGGCTCCTCGACTCGATGACCAACGCCGAGAGCGAGCACCGCGACACCGACAAGCACAAGCTGGAACAGGTCGGGATTTACGACAAGGGCAAGACGGCGCAAATCTTCGAGACGTGGGCGATGCTGCCGCTGAGCGACAAGGGATACGCCGAGAAGGGCAGGAAGCGCCTCTGCCGCGTCTTCTTCGGCCCGAACCGGGCGCAGCTCGGGGCCAAGCGAAACCCCTATTGGAACGACCGCTGTCCGCTGATCAGCCGCCCGGTCAAGAAGATGTCCGGCGCGATCAAAGGCCCCAGCCTCATCAAGTACGTGGAATCGCTGCAATATGAAGCGAACGATGCGGTTAACGAGGGCGCCGATGCGGCCACACTCTCGGCGGCGCCAATCGTTGCTCGCGATCCCGAAAAGGTCGATGGGCCGCTGGTTTACAATGTTGGCGCCGTCTGGGATGCGCCACCCGGTTCGGTCGAGCTTCTTACATTTCCTGACCTTACTCCGCGCGCAGCAACGCGCGTGCAGATGGCCCTCCAGGCGATTTTCCAGACGCTGAGCGTCAACCCCTCGATGCTGCCGCAGCAGACCCGGGCCGACAAGCCGAGCCAGGCAATGGTGGCGCAGGAGCAGGCGGTCGATCTCCTGACCACCGCCATGCGGGTCACCGCGCTGGAAGGGGTGCTCACCGAGGCGGTGGCCTGGATCGTCGACCTCGACTACCAGTTCCGCGACCGCGACCTCTTGGTTCGCATGTTCGGCGAGGAGGGCCGCAAGGCCAAGATGCAGTCGGTCTCGCCACTGCAGAACCGCAACGGCTTCACCTTTGTCTGGCGCGGCGGCGAGCAGGTCCGGCAGAACGCGATGATGGCGCAGCAGGGCACCGCGCTGCTGAATGTGTTGCAGAACCCGGCGCTGGCGCAGCGCCTCGCGGCGGAAGGCGTGCAGATCCGGCTCTCCAAGCTGGTCAGCCAGATGGTTACCAACGCTTTTGGACCCGAACTCGGCGAGGGCATCATCGTCGATCAGCGCGACCAGCTGACGATCCCGCAGGACCAGGAGAACGAGATGCTGGCGGCCGGGTTCGAGGTGCCGGTGCATCCCCTCGACAACGACGAGCAGCACATCCCGGTGACGATGCGCGGCATCCAGGAGACGGGCGACCTCGCCGGCACGATGCGGGTGCATCTCCAGGCCCATCTAGCGCAGCGCAATATGAAGGCGCAGGCCGCAATGATGCAGCAGATGCAACAGCAGGCGCAGGGCGCGCCGGGGCCGCAGGGTCAGGGGCCTGGTCGGCCGCCGGGTGCGCAGCAGCCGCAGCCGGGGGCGATGCCGGCCGGGCCGAGGCTCATTAAGAGCCCCGCCGGGATGATCCATCCGGATCAGGCGTCCGCCGCCGGCGGTACGCAGCTTCCCCGGAACATGTGATGGTCACGCTTTCTCGTGTGAGCGATTTCCTCTGCCGCTACCGGCGGCTCTATGGAGGGTCCCCGGTGTATGTGGAATTGTCGGAATCGGAGTTGCGCAGCTTGAGGCGGGAATGCGAGGGGACACACTGCATCGGCGCTTACGGCTCGACTATCCTGGGTGTTCCCGTCCGGCTGGCTGAGTGATGCGGCGGACCGCGGCTGATGTTGAGTGGCTGCGCGAGAAGATCGCTGCCGGCTGGACCTCGGCGCGTGTCGGGGCCTCCCTGGGGATCTCCGGCAGAGCAGTCAGAAGGTTGGCAAAACGGCATGGCCTCTCTTTCCGGCATCGCCACCGCACCGTCGAGGACGGGCTGCGAGTGCGCTGGATTGCCATGCTGCCGGCGATGAAAGAAGCGCTGCGGCGCAATATCGAAACCACATCTGGTTGACCAACACCACATTTTGTGACTTACCATGATTGCACGCGCGCACGGCGTTAGGGTGCGGGTCTTCATGCGAATCGCCCAAGCGGCGGACAGCTGAAGGGAAAGCAATGTCGGACGATCCAAAGCTTCCCCCGGAAGGGGGCGAGGAGCTTGATCTTGGCGAAATCGAAGATGGCGAAGAAGACGATGCCGGCCTTCCTGAAGGCGAAGGCGCCGAAGGGGAAGGGCGGGATGACGAAGAAGGCGCAAGCGCGGAAGACGGCGAAGGAGATGTAGAGCCTCCGGCACCGAGGCAAGGCCGTAAATCCCAGGCCCAACGGTGGCGCGAGCGCGCCGAGCGGGCCGAGCGGGAAGCGGCGGAAGGCCGGGGATTTCAGCGCGCGGCGGAGCAGCTTCGGCAGCAGCAGCCGCAGCAGCAGAACCAGGAGGCGGAACGGGTTGCGCGGTGGGAGGCGGACAACCTCCCGATGATGTCGGCGCAGGAAGTCGCCGGCTACTACTACAATAAGGGGCTACAGCAGACGCAGCAGCAGATGCTGATGCAGCAGCTGCAAACCGAGGACCGGATCGATCAACGCGACTTCAACCAGCAAGCCCGCACCTCCCGCGTCCACGCCCAGTACAAGGACGAGGTCGAGCGCGAGCTTAATGCTGAGCGCCAGCGGGGAAACCTGCGCGCCACCCGAGACGATATCCTTCACCGTCTGGTGGGACGGGATGCCATTGATCGTGCGTCCCGCACAGCAAGCGTTCAGCGACGTACCGCTGCACGGCGTGTTGCTGGCGCCCAAGCTCGGCCTACCAATGGTCGCGGAGATGGGGCCGCCGGGCGCGGCAAGCAGTCCTGGGGCGATCCCGAATTCGACGCCCGCATGGCCGCCGAGGCCCTGCGCAAGGGAATCTTCTGAGGCGGTGGCCGCGATGCCCCGCCCCGTGACGGAGGGGTAAGGGCATGGCGACGACGACGAACACATCAGCCAGTTACGCTGGCGCAATCGAGCGCACGATCGAGCGGCGGGCACTCCAGAACGCGCAGCGCTTTATCGTGCTGACGCAGTTCGCCGACGTAAAGCAAATGAAGGAGGGCGCTGGGGTCACCTGGACCGCCAATCGCTGGCCCTACCTGCCGTTGCCCACTGCGCCCATCGCCGAGGGTGTGCCGCCGACGCCGCAGCAGATGGGCTTCGAGCAGGTCACCGGCGTCGCGCTCCAGTGGGGCGGTCGCCTAGTCTTCACCGATGTCGCGGTCAAGACGGTCCCCGACGACCTCCTCGCCAAAGGCTCCGACCTCCTCGGCCAGCAGATGATGCAGCTGAAGGAGCGCAACGGTTGGAACATGCTGAACGGCGTGACCCAGGTGAACTACGTAGCGCAGGCCGGCAGCCGCGCCGCGCTGGTCGCCGGCAACAACCTCGACCCGACCACGGTCACCCGCACCTATTCAAACATGAAGGTCATCGGCGCGCCGATGTGGAACGGGCAGACCGGCGAGACCGTGCTGCGCAACATGAACTACAACTTCAACGAGGGCAAAAAGGCCCCCGGCCAGGCAGCGCACTACGTCGCGATCGGCAACCCGCTGGTCATGCAGGATCTGCGCAACAACCCGCTGGTGGTGCAGACCTACCAGTACTCCGGTGCGGACCACCTCTATATCAACGAGCACGGTATCTGGGGCGGCATCGTGTTTTGCGAAAGCAATATGATGCCATCGTGGACCGGCGTCGCTGCGGTGCAGGGCGCCAACGCCGTCGGGTCATTGGCCACCGCCACCTACACGGTTCAGGTCACCGGCTGGGATAACCAAAATTTCTACGAATCGCGCATCTACCAACTCTCGAACGACATCTCGGTTACCACCGGCGGCATCGCCGTCACGGTCCCCTCGACCGCCGGGTTCACCTACGCGATCTATGTCGGGGTCGGCACCGGCGCCGCGCCAGTCAATCTCGGGCTGACCACCAGCGGCCCGACCAGCGGCCCTTACAGCGGACATGCGATCCAGCTGGCGCCCGGCACCGTCGCCACCATCACCGGCCTCGGGCTCTACCAGATCCCGCCATCCGCCCCGGCCACCGGCGTTACGGTGTACCGCACCTATGTCTTCGGGCAGGAAGCGTTCGCTACCTTGAAGCTGGATAATGTGCAGTGGTTCAAGTTAAGCGATGCTGATAAGAGCGACCCGTTAAACCAACTAAGGAGTTGGGGGTACAAGTTTATGGAAGGCTGGGTTGTACTTAACCAACGCTTCGTTGCAGCCATGGAAAGCACTGCTTCTTCCACGGGAGCCTTCGGCTGATCCGGCTAATCAGGAGTAATCGACATGCCAGCAATGGGATTGCGGGTGAGCGTGCGGATACGGGTCGAGGCGGTGCCGGGTGGTGCCGGTCCCTCGGGCATGGGCGGTCTCAACGCCGACGATCCGTCTTACGGGCAGAGCCTTCTGCCGGGCGCCACCTCGTTCGCGCAGACAAAGTACTATCAGGACGCCGAGCCGATCCCCGGCACTGCGGGGGCAATCACGCTGGCGAATATCAAGACGGCGCTGGACGCGGCTTCCGCGACCTTTGCCGGCTCGACCGGCACGCCGATCATCAACGCCACCGAGTTGGCTAAGATCAATGGGTTTTTCTCGGGCGCTGGTTGAGGAGGCTCGCCGATGGCACTGGGCACTGCGGGCACGACGGCGGCGACCACGCTGACCGCCCTCACCTGGCCGGCCAGCATCGCCGACGTGGCGGCGCTGAACCAGCTGATCAAGGACGACCAGACGGTGGGCACGCCGGTCGCGCACATCTCCGGGGTTGGCGGCCTGTCCAACGAGGGCATCCTCTCGGTGCCGAACCGGGGGCAGATCCGCATCTATCCGGGTGATGTGATCGCGATTGACCCGTCTACCGGGGGCGTCGTCCTGGTGACCGCTCGGGCGGTTGCCGGGCCTAACTGGGCCTTTGCCTGATGTCAGACGATTTCGAGTATCAGACGCCGTCTGACCCGGTCGAGCCCGAGCCGGCGGGGCGGGTACGGAAGGAGTCGACCCCGGAGGAGCGCGCGGCCAAGCGCGAATACATGCGCGAATACAACGCACGCAAGCGGCGTGAGGCAGCGGAGGCCGAGGTCGAGGCGCGCAGGCAGCGCTGGGCCAAGCCCGCGCAACAGGAAGGAACCCTGACCGTGAGCCAAGAGCCGGAAGTCGAGGAAGCCGTCGAGGAGCTGGCGCTGACCCAGGATCAGGGTCTGACGCCGGAGCCCGAGCCGGTCGTCGAGCCGGGCCCGCAGACGCCCTTCGACATCTACCTCTCGATGCTGCCCCCGGAGACGATCGAACTGCTCGGCATGGACGTGTTACGCGAGCACTTCGACGAGGCCGGGCGGGAAGCCAAGGCCGAGCGCCGCAAGCAACTCGCGCAGCAGGCGCGCGACCGGGCCAAGGAGACGGCGCGGGAGGCGGCCGGGCTTTTGACCCCCGAGGAGGCCGAACGCAAGCGGGTGCGCGAGCATATGGCGAAGCGGGTCAAGGTGACGCCGAGCCTGCCCTTTGTGTCCGACACCGGCGGCGTCGTGGCGCAGGGCATCTCGATTGACGGCGCGCTGTACCAGCACGGGCAGCAGGCGACGATGCCGCTGGGCCGGGCGCTCGACATCCGGCATATCCTCTATTGCCTGCAGCAGAACGAGCTGGATTTCGAGGGCAAGGGCCGGCTGCACGGGTTACGCCGCCAGCAGCACGAGGCAACCAACATGGTGCGCATCTGATGCCCGATCCGGTTTTCAATCAGATGATCGCCGTCCCCGGCATGAAGATCGCCTACCACTTCCAGATCGCCGAGGGGCAGATGATCGCCTACGAGGTGGCGGAGGACCGCACCGCCTCGCTGGCAGACCTGAACGAGCTGATGGACCGACTGAGCGGCGCTGCGGCGCGGCAGAAAGCCATCCACGACCTGCCGTTTGCCAGGCTGCGGCTGAAGCAGAACCGTGAGAAGTTGGCGAAGGCCGAGAGGGCGGTGCACGAGGCGATCACGAAGCAGGAGGCGCACATCCAGCAGATGGCTGCTGCCCGCCGCAACCCGGACCGGGCGCAGCCGCTCGGCGTCGATGTCAACGCGGTGAGCCAGGCGCAGAACGCGCTCCAGGGCATCGTCGACACGATCCGCTTCGACGAACTGGAAATCCCGCGTCTGGAGGCGATCATCGCCGGGAGGCCGCCTCCGGAGGAACCGCCCGATCAGATCGTGCCGTCAGTCTTCTCGATCGTCGCTGCCGAATAGCCGATGCTGACCGCCTTCGAGCTTCTCGAGGAGGCGGTCTATCGCGCCAAGGTGCCGGGGTATCTGCCCACTTTCGGCATCCGCAACCTCAACGCGATCCTCAGCGACATCTGCCAGCACCACGATTTCGCGCTGGCCCGCGGCGTCTACAATTTCAATTTCAACCCGGCGCTGGCCTCGATGTTCGGCAGCGGTCCTTACCTATTGCCGCTCGATTACCTACGCACCTCGGGGTCGAGCGGCGCCACCGGGGCCTCTGGCTCGGCGTGGTATCTCTACCCGACCCCGGCCTTTCCCTCGGGGCAGCCGATCTACATGACCCCGATCGACATCGCCGAGTTCGACGGCTATCCGCAGTTCCCCTCGCAATCGACCCCGGAATTGTGGGCCACCGACATGGGCGGCCCGCTGACGCAGCGGATCATCCTCTCGACCACCGGCGACATCACCGGCACCGACGGCACGGTCTCGAACCTGCCGACCTTAGCCGGCCTCACGGTCGGTCTCTCGGCCGCCGGCGAGGGGATCGAGCCGGGCTCGATCATCCTCTCGATTAACGGGGCCACCAGCCAGATCACGCTGTCGCTGCCGACCTCCCGCAGCCTCGACGGCGCCAGCGTGTTCTTCGGCATCGCGCCCAAGGCCTATGTCTACCCGCCGCCGCTCGGCACTTACCCGGTCACCGTGCGCTACCAGCGGCAGATGCCGCCAATCGTCAATCACCTGGCCGTGCCGTGGTTCCCCGACGAGGGCTATCTCATCACCGAGTTGGCGTCCCGGCTGTGCGAGATCAGCGACGACCAACGGGCCCTAAACCTGCACGCGTTGGCCGACACGCGGATACGGAAGTACTTGCAGAAAGACGGGGATAAACAGAACCGCGCGCAGTCAATCCAGCTAGATGCCCGTAGCTTTGCTTCTGCTCCCGGAGGGGGATATCGTCGGGCCAAGTCAACAAAACACGCTGGCTGGCAAGTATTGCTGACATTCGCGCTGGGCACTGCGTTGATGCTCCCGGTATGCTGAGATGGCCACCTCTCTCCGCAATCCGGCCGCTGTTAATTTTCAAGCCAAGGGTCTCAGCGACGCGGTAGACGGGACCAACACCGCGCGCGGGTCGATGCGGGCGCTGACCAACCTGGTGCCAGATCCCTCGACGCGCGGCAACTTTCTCTGCCGTCCGGCGGCGCGCGATCTGATCGATCTGTCGGACATCGTCGCCGGCGCCGGCTTTATCAGCGGCTTCACCGTGATCGGCGACACGCTCTACGGCATGGTTGCTTCCAGCCTGCACGCTGGCCACGACCAGCCCTTCGCCTACGATCTCTCGGTCGATCCGCCGGTGGCGATCCCGGTCAGCGGCATCACCGCCGCCAATACCCCGGTGAGCCCGCCCGCTACCGGCAAGTGGGTGCCACCGATCCTGGCGCAGGTCGCCACGCGCATCCTGGTGACCCACACCGGATTTCCCGGTGGTGACATCAAATTCGGCTGGTTCGATATCAGCGGCTTTGAGGCGACGATCACCGCCAACACCGTCGAGCAGTTTGTGTTTATCGGCGACACCGTTATCGGCGATTTCCTGATCCACGGGGTGCCGCCCGGGGTGCCGCCAGCCGAGGCGCAGATCGGTTTCAGCATTACCGGCGCCGGCATTCCGGCGGGCACGACGATTGTCGGCATTGAGGATGTCGCGGTCTCGGCCACCGGCGATACCACCGCCGCCTCGGCCATTGTCATCAATATCCCCGATACGACCGACATGTATGTCGGGATGGTCGTGCAGGGTGCCGGCATTCCGCCCGGCTCGCAGATCCTGACGGTCGATTCCGCGACGCAGATCACCCTCGACCAGAGCGCCACCGTCACTGCCGCCGGCGTCCCTTTCTCGGCCATCGGGAAGGAGGTCGAGATTGGCAATGCGGCTACCGCGACGGCCAACGGCACCGCTTTTACCTTCTTTTCCGACACGCATATCACCGGCAACCCGAACACCATCGGGATGCAGCCGGGTCTCTCGGTCAGCGGCCCCGGGGTCGCCCCCGGCACCGTCATCGTCTCCACCACGGCGGTGACGGCCGAGATCGTCGCGAGCATCACGGCGGGTGACAACAACGCCTTTGCCACCGTCAGCGCCAGTGGGTTGTCGGATGGCATGGACGTGGCCGGTGTCGGCATCCCGCCCGCGACGACGCTCTTATCCGCCGGCGGCAATCTGATCGTCATGTCCAATCCAGCGCTGCTGACCGGCACGACGACGCTGTTTTTCAGCGGGACCCAGATCGAGGTCGTGCCGCCGCTCACCGGCACCAACATGGGCGTCGAGCTGACGGTCGCGGGCGGCACTCCCGAGGCCCCGCTGTGGGGTGCCGGCGACACCCAGCCGAACAATCTTCCGGAGGTGCCCCTCGGGGTCGTGCAGATGAGCGGTCGCGCCTGGTTCGCCGATGGCGAGAGCGGCGTGCCGTTCTCCGACAGCCTCCTGCCCTGCGTCAGAACCGAGGACACGCAGGCGCTCTTGCCGGCGAACGGCATGCCGGTGACCGCGGTCGCCCCGATCATGCTGTCGAACGCGCTCTTGGGCGGCATCGTGCAAGCCGTCATCGCCTTCCAGGAAGGCAAGGGGATGCAGCAGATCACCGGCGACCCGGCGACCGGCAATCTGCAGATGAACCTGCTGCCGGTATTGACCGGCACCCTCGCCCCGAACTCGCTCGCCCCCTCGCCGCTCGGTCTCTTCTTTATGTCGCCGGAAGGGCTGCGCCTCATCGATCTGCAAGCGAAGGTCTCCGACCCCATCGGCCAGGACGGCGACGGCGTCGTCAAGCCGTTCCTGGAGGTCTCCAACCCGCCGCACGACATGCCGGCCCCGGTCTCGCGCATCTGCGCCGCCGTCAATGGCCGGACCTTGCGGATCGACACGCCGCGGATCGACGGCTCGTGGTCGTCCTACTGGTTCGACATTACCCGGAAGATGTGGACCGGACCGCACACCGGCGCGGCCTCGCTGTGCCGCCAGTGGCGCTCGGATTTTCTGATCACGCCGCAGGCCCGCCTCGGCATCTTTCAGGAAGCGCCCGACGAGCAGCACCCGATCAACCTCACCTTTGTCGAGAACGGCCGGCTTCTGGAATACGAGTGGGAGACCTCGCTGTTGCCCGACACCGGCGAGATGGCGGAGAACACCATCATCGAGTCGGCGATCATGGTGGCGTTGCAGCCGGACGAGCAGACCCAGATCGACTTCCTCGACGAGATCCGCGGCCCGCTCGACGGCGTCACCCTGCGCGGCCTCAACGTGCCGCCGGCGCTGTGGGGCACCTCGTTCTTCGGTATCACGCTGACCGGCCCCGATCCCGGCACGATCCGCCAACGGCAAATCCCGTGGACCCTGCCGCTGGTCTTCAAGCAGGGCCGGATCAATATCCGCGGGCTGTCGTCAGCGACCATCACGCTGGGCAATTTCTACATGCGTTACCAAGTGCTCGGCTATCTGCTGCAGGTGCCGCAGGTCGAGGCGTTCCGGCCGACCGGGGATTTCTTTCTGCTGTCGAATGACGGGGTTACCATCCTGCGCTCGAACGGCAACGTGAACATGCGGCCGGACCCGATCTGATGGCGATAGGCGAAACCTTCGGCTTCTTCCTGGTTCAGGACCCGAATACAACGGCACTGCCGCTGCCGATAGTGGCAAGTGACCGCTTGGCGATCGTGCGCGGCCCGGCAACCACCGAGCAGACCTACTACGTCTCGCCCGCCGATATCGCGACAACGGAGACCTTCCCGGTTCTGGTGGTGACACCGGCCAGCGGCGACACGGTGGTGCTGCCGGACGGGACGCGGTCTCTCTACATCAATACGAGTGCCCTGGCGACCTTGACGATTCTACTGCCGCCGGTGGTCAGCGGCACCTACACGGTCGAGATCTGCCCGGCCGCCCCGATAGCGGCGCTGACCATTCAAGACAGTGCAGCGGTCCCGGTGCCGGGCGCTCCGACGTCGGGGTACGGCCCCGGCGCCGCCATCGTCATGCGGTTTATCGATACGATAGGATTCGTATACTGGAAATGACCTGTAAGTACCTGATACCACTTACGGTTATCTCGATTGCCCTGTCGGCGGCGGCGCAGGCCGCATGCCCGCCGATCCCCTTTATCTTCGCCCAGGGCGCGCCGTTCAACGCGACCCAGGTCAATGTCAACTTCAGCAGCCTGCGCGACTGCATCAACACCACCCCGGGCGTCTTCGGCCCCGCGATCACCACGGTCGGCAATCTGGCGGTCTGGAACAGCGAGACCGGCAATCTTCTGAAGAACAACGGCCCAGCCAAAACCGGCATCACCGTTCCCGGCACCGCGCCCTTTGGCGAGGCGGCGCTGATGGTTGGGTCCAACGGATTCCAGAACGCGCTGATCGGCGCGGTGGACATGAACCTTGCGCCCGGAACCTTTGCGCTGCCCTCCGGCACCGCCGGGTATGGCCGAGTCAGTGCCGTTTCGGCCGGCAACCAAGTCTTTGGCGTCTATGGTCTCAGTGAGCTTTACGCCACGACCGGCACCGCCATCGCGGCCGAATTCACCACCCGCAACCGAAGCGGCAACGCGCCCGACATTAATCTGCCGCCCAGCACCGCCATTCCGAACGCGGGCAGCACTGCGAACGGGGTGCAGGTGACCTGCGGTCACGCTGCCGCCGGCGGCACCAACGACTGCTCGGTCGGTATCTATGTCTCGAACGAGAGCGGCTCCTTCAGCGATTTCGCCTTCAACACCGGCACCTACTTGACCAATTTCCGCCAGTTCGGGCTTGTGGTGGAGGAGATGCCGTCAGGCACACAAACGTCCGCGTTGTTCAAGAATAACGGCGTCGGGTACGCCGCTCAGTTGTTGATGTCGGCCGCTCCTACCGGAAATGTGGCGCTGGTAATCGACAATGCCACTCAAGGCCCGCAGGCCGGTATTACCTACAACGGCCATGTGTTGTCCAAACAGTACAAGATCACCGGGCACGGGCTTGTTCCGCCGGTCATTGGCGCGTGTGGTGCCGGCCCGGTTCTTGGGGCAAATGCAACCGATATGTCGGGATATATTGCCGCCGGCACCGGCACAACCTCCTGTGCGGTGGCATTTGGTACTGCTTTTCTTGTTACCCCGGCCTGTGTGGTGTCGGGGCTTAATATCGCGGGGTTCGGCCTGACCGTGCTGAACACGACCGGGTTCACGGTCGAGGCGCCGACATTGGCAAGCTCGACATTTTCTTACGTCTGCTTTCCGCAGGGCGGGTAGCGATGCGGTGGCTTGCATTGCTCCTCGCCTTCCTGCCGGTCCTGGCTCAGGCGCAGCAGGTTGACCCGCGCCTCGCCGACCCGATGCTGCAGGCGATGCAGGCGCAGTTGGCCTTGCAGCAGGCGATGCTGAAAGTGCAGGCCGAGGATGCCGAGGCGAGACAAGCGACGCTGTGGGCTTGGTTTTTGACCCAGGTCGAGGCCGAAAAAAAGCGGGCCGAAGCCCGCCAGTAAGGTGTAGCTGTAGTAGCCCTCTAGCCATGTCAGACGCTCTGACAGGGTTTCGAGGCCACCTTTGTATCACGGGTTGGCCGTAATGAACTCAGGCAATTTCGCGGGACTGATCGGGAGGCGGAAGATGCCATCACGCGGCAAAGGTGAGGGGTCGCCGGCAGACATCCGGCAGGACCGGGCAGGCGCGAAAAAGGCCGGTATGACGCAGAAAGCATTCGAGAAGTCGGCGGTCGACCGAAAGGCCGACAAGGCCAGGATGGCGAAAAAGAGGAAGCGGTAATGCCGAGCAAGACGCTTAAGCAGCGAGGCTTTATGGGTGCTGAGCTTGGCCGATTGCAGGCCGGCAAGAAGACGAAGACCGGAATGACCGAGGCCCAGCTGAAGGACTTCACCAAAAAGACGCCGATTAAGTTCAAAGGGAGCGCCCGAAAGAAGTGAAGCTCGCCGCCGCCTTTCTGCTGGCTTGCCTGGCGTCTCCGGTGATGGCGCAGCACCTGCCTGACATCACCGAGCCGATTGTGCCGCCGCTGAACGATCCGATCAATCAGGTGCGCCGGGCGATCAACGAGGCGTCGGGGCGCATCGGGCAGAACAGCGCCGAGCTGACCGCATTCACCAACGCCTGGTCGGCGGCGCCCGCCACGCTGTCCTGCAATGCCGGCACGCTGACCTCGGCCACCGGCAACGTGCTTTCCAAGGTTATCGGCAAGACGGTGTTCCTGTCGGTGCAGATCCAGATCGCCACCAACGGCACCTGCGCCACCGCGATCAACGTCGCGCTGCCGGCCGAACTGGCCCCTGCGGCGCACAACGCCTTTGTGCTGCCCGGCACGCTGGTGGGTGGCCCGATGACGCGGGGCCTGGTGCAGCTGACGCCAAGCCCGCGCATCAACGTGCGCCTGTTCAACAACGGCTACCCTGGCGGGTCCGGGGCCAATATCGTCGTCAGCGGCGTCTATCAGACGCAATAGCCTCAAGGAGGCGGTGAGATGTTCGATGGAGTGGGGGAGCTGATGCAGTCGTTCGAGCGGGCGGACCGCCGGACGGTCTGGGCGCAGCGGGCCATCATCGCCGCTGCGGTGGTGGCGGTGTTGTGCGCCGGGGCCGTGGCGGCCTTCGCGCAGCAGTCGCAGCCCAGCAACTGTTCGGGGACCGCGACCTCGACAGCAGCCGCAATCGTCTTCCCGGCGGCCGGCAACACCGGCCCGACCTTCGCCTCGCAGTTCCTGACGATCGCCAACCCGAGCGCCACCGCGACGCTCTGGGTCTGCGCCTCCAAGGGCTGCACCGCTACCGCCAACGCTGCCGCCTCGATTGCCCTCTCGCCGGTCGGCGCCGCCGGGCAGAACGGCATCAGCTTTTGGAAGGGCGCGTTCCCGCCGCCGACCACGGTCAGCATCCTGTCGAGCGCGGCCTCCTCGCCCTTTACCTGCCTCTACGAATGATCCGCTGGGCGACCCTCATAGCGGCGTTGCTGGCGACCTCGTCGGCCGAGGCGCAGTGCCTTGGCTTTCAATGCCCGCCAGGCGTGCTGGGGGCTGCTGCCAGTGGCACGAGTCCACCACTGAACAGCTTCACGACGCCGTCTGGGGCGTACAGTTTTCGCAAGTTGCTGTCGGCTTACGCTGGCAGTGCGGTAAAGCTGCGGCGGGTTGACGCGACGACGGCTGATATTGGCTTTGTCGGCAACGATTTTGACACGGCTGCGGCGACGGCGTTTTGCACGACGGCCTGCACGGTACAGACATGGTTTGACCAGAGCGGCAACGGGCGGGATCTGGTGCAGTTGGCGGCGGCGAACCAGCCGGCGTACTTAGCGGGCTGCATCGGCGCCTTGCCGTGCGCGCAGTGGACGGTGAACACGCAGGCGTTGGGCGGGCCGAGCGTGACGCCGGCGAGCGGTACGGTGAGTCTCAGCGCGGTGGGGCGTCGCTCTGGCGGCAGCACGGGGGTTTGCACGCTGTTTCGGGAGAACGGCTCGGCCGGCAACCGGCTGACCATCGGCACGACGGCGGCTTCGGTCATTCTGACCGGCGGCACATCTGGGAGTATTACCGCGGCGGCATCGGATGGTGGGTGGCATGTAGCGACCGGGGTGATTGCGGGTGCGTCGAGCGTTTTGAACATTGACGGGACTGAGACGACGGGGACGGTAACGGGCAATACGGCGGCGGGTACGGCGGGGATCACCACGACGATTGTGGCGCCTGTGGTGTGTAGTCAGACGGAAGCGGTGTTTTGGGACAACTACGCAATGCCGGCGGGGGAGAGGGCGGCGTTGGCGGCAAATCAGCGCGACTACTGGATGCCGTTGCCGCTGGATACCTTCACCGCCCCGAGCGGCGCTTACTCCTTCCGCAAGCTGAAGAGCACCTACA